CCCAATCTTCGGGATCGAGGTCGTTGGCAAACTCGTCTGAATCATCCGAGTCTTCCCATGCATGTTCGAAAGTGTAAGCGTCACGCGAGTACTCGTCGTTGACACCCATTTCGTCTTATTGTAGTTACGTCCCGTCTCTCTAAGACAGGAGTTTATTGATGCCAGATACGTTTACACCTGCAACCTCCTTGACGTCAACTGCGTCCTGGATGGCGTTGAAAGCTCCCTCGACCTGAGCCTCGTTCCCGCCAAAAAAGGTGGTGAGACCCTTCTTGATAACGTCTTTTGTGATACTACCCTTGACCGTTTTAAGCTTGAAATTAACCTTAACCTTGTCCTGGACATTCACGGTGTCAATTTTGTTCTCCCCCATGTGTTTAGTCACAAACTTGCGAAGCTCCTTTTCACGCTGATTCAGCGTCGAGAGATCTTTGCGAGCTGCGGCGAGCTGGGTCTTTATAGCGATCCACTCATTCGTAGCATTTTTGAAGTCCATTACTAAAAGAAATGGTCATTTTTTTAAGCCTCGTAAATTTCGTCGAAATTTACTGATACTCGCGCTCAATCTCAAACTTGGGGCGCATCACATCTGGGGGAATGGTGCTGAGGTTGAAGATGGACACTGGGGTGCGGGGGTTCAGTGGCTCGCTGCGGAAGTCGCGGTTGGCGTTGCGCAGGACGCCGCCGATGGTCTCTGGGTAGCCGATCTGGCTGCGTGGGTCCAGGTAGTTCTGGTTACCCAGGATCTTGTCTGGGCTGAACTGACCAAAGTCCTCGGTAGCCACCACGTCGCGGGGGATCAGGCTGGCGGATGACACCGAGCTGCCCCCCTGTGTTGCGCCGGAATAGCTGGCACCCATGGTCTTAGCGTCGGTGATGGCACCTGCACCAATTGGCTGGGCTCCTGAGGCGACACCGTACGAGCTGCGGCAAGTGGGGGCGAAAAGCATCAGGAGGATGACTGCCGCCAGAACCAAAATTACCAGTCCCTTGCGATTCATTTATTATAAGTTGGTGATATTTTTTTGGGAGGTCCTGGGGAAGCTTCGCGAGACAGACCCTACGGGTCTGGACTCAGTCCAGATAATCTGCTGGGTCATCCTCCTCCTCGGGGTCGTCCGTGAACAGGTACTCCTTGGGGAAGGATGCCTTCTGCGAGCCGCCCCGGACGCGCACCTGGACGACGCGCCAGATGGGACCGAACGACTTTTTCAGGAACCACAGACCTGACAGCTCGAAAAGCACGTCACACTTCGAGCCTGGTGCCACCTCCTGGAGCTCGACTGAATTCTTCTGAATGTCGAATGCTGTAGTGACCACCTCACCCTTGACCGTTGCCAGTGCCGCGCTGATGACATCGTCAGTCACGCTCTCCTGGAAGGCGTTTGCAATCGTCTCGTCGCTGAGCTCCTTGCCAAACCACTCGACACGGGACTCCTTGGCCTGTGTAAGCAGATCGTTATCAATAGTAGTAAACAAATTAGAATTTTCAACCTTGAAATTGACAGACTTGGCGGTCATTGAATCCTGGAGCGTCACACCATTCACCTGGTGACGAGATCCGTTAATCTTCAGAAAGTATCGACCATCTGGTAGTTTCTGGGGCTTTCCGTACTCCATTGTACTATAAACAAAAATATTCTTTAATGTTAGATGAGCGCATGCAGTGCTGAATTTATAAATTCAGGGTGCCAGTGTTTGACCGATCCCCTGGATGTAACAACATCCATCTGCGGGTACATAAATAAACAGAACGGGCTGGTATATCCATGCGATCTCGGGTGCTGTGTACCCACCTGTCAAAACGTCGGACCCTATCCAATTTTTAATGAAGATTTCAGACCGGCTGGTGGAGGTGCTTTGCCCCCAGGCTTTAACGTCAATTTACCACAGAGTGAAGAATCTTCGCAGACGGAAGGGGCTGCATCATTTTCGAACCCACAGACCCCAGATGACAAGGTTTGGCAAATTGTTTTGAAAGGTTTCGTGTTTTTGGTCATCATTCTACTCGCCATGTTGGCACTTAAAGCCCTGTCGCGTAGGTAGATCATAAGATGGCTACCACCACCGATGTTCCCGTTACTCTAGACACCCTGATGAAGGAGCTCAAGGCTGTGCGCAAGGAGATTCGCAAGATTCGCCAGCACATTGAGGACCCCACCGGTGAGAAGCAGGAGGCTCGTACCAAGAATAACGGATTCAATAAGCCACAGAAGGTGACTGACGCCCTGAAGACTTTTCTGAGTCTGGCGGATGGCGAGATGATTTCTCGTTCCCAGGTTTCTAACCATATGAACAAGTATTTCGAGGCGAACAATCTGAAGGCGGGTCAGAAGATTAGTCTGGATGACAAGTTGAAGGCTCTGCTGGAGGTACCAGAGGGTACTCAGCTGACGTTCCTGAACCTGCAGCACTACCTGAGCAAGCACTACATCAAGGACGAGACAGTGGAGAAGAAGCCCCGCGCCAAGAAGGTGCCCGCCACCCCAGTAGGAGACGCCGAGGCAGCTGCTGCCCCAAAGGAGAAGAAGGTTCGCCCAAAGGTGGCGAAGCCGGCGGCGACTGCGTGAGTCGGAATGACTTAAAACTAAACCTCGTGTGTAATATAACATAACCAATGGAGTCTCCTCCAATTTTGTCGCGTGATGAACTAAATTCCCTTGCCGGGACAAAAATCAAAAATATCGAACTGTATCAACGGGCTTTCACTCACAAAAGCGCGTTGAAGCGGTACTCTGGTCTTACAGGCTCTTATGAAACTCTTGAATTTATGGGCGACTCGGTCCTTGGATTTATAATCACAAAACACCTTTTTGATCTCCACGAAAAGGAACAAGAGGGGTTTCTCACCAAAGCCCGGACAAAAATGGTCCGAGGTAAAACCCTTTGTGAAATTTCCAAGGTGCTTGGTCTCGATAAACTCATCTTGATGGATGAAAAGGGTGAGCGCAACGGGTGGAACACAAATGAGCACATCATGGAGGATGCATTTGAGGCGCTCGTAGGCGCCATTTATCTTGATCTCGGGATGATTCACGCCAAAAATTTCGTCCTCAATTCATTCACAAAGGTTCAGACGTCACTGGTTGACGACAACTGGAAGGATCAGCTCATGCGTTGGTGTCAGGCGCTCAAGTATGCCCTTCCTGATTATCGCATGTCAGGACAATTTAACGGACAGTTTTTCATAACCGTCGTAGTTGATGGAATGGATTGTGGGTCTGGATTTGCGTCGACTAAAAAACAAGCTGAACAAAATGCTGCTGAGATTGTACTTAAAACCGACCCACGTTTTAAGAATAAGAAGATCCCCGTCAATGGACCAAGACAGGGAGATTCAGGTACTGATTCGCGCGAAGGAGCTTCTCGCGGCTGAATACGCGGAACAAAGATCACAGGAATGGTTAGACTTGCGTGATAATATGATTACAGCGAGCGACATAGCAAGCGCAATTGGCGAAAATCACTACGAAAGTGTTGACGCCTTTATTAAGAAAAAGGTGCTCAAGACGAAATGGGGTGGAAATGCCGCCACACAACATGGGACGCTCCTCGAGCCTTTTGTACGGGATTTATATGACCAGACAACCGGACGCAAGTCTCATGAGATTGGGCTCGTTCGGCATAGGACGTACGCTTGGCTCGGCGCATCACCTGACGGGGTCACTGAGGATGGGCTACTCATAGAAATCAAGTGTCCTTTGACCCGTAAAATTGAGGCTAAAGTTCCTAAACATTACTTGCCCCAAGTTCAACTCCAGCTGGAAATTACGGATCTGGAGGAGTGTGATTTTATTCAATTCAAGCCTCAAACGGGTGAAAAACCACAGGAGTTTGTCATCGTACGAGTCAAGCGGGACCGCGAGTGGTTTACGACGAATTTCCCAGCTATGCAAAAAGCGTGGGACCGTATAGTTGCTGGTCGGACCCACGGTCTGTGCGAGATTGCTGAGGATGTCGAGTCTCCCCCCTGGGTTAGAGAAGAAATCTCTTGTGAGCTTAGGGAAGATGACTTGCAAACACAAGAACAAGTTTCTGACGTGCAAGGATTGTAAGATGCAGTGCTGTGCTAGATGCATTCAATCCGAGACTCACTCGTGTCCGATGTTGGCGCAGCGCGTGCTGTCAGCTCGTGAGGAACTTGCTAAGAAATTACCAAAAGTGGAAGCTCCGAAGGTTATTAAAATCATTTGAGTTTCATACGCCCGAAAAAATAAATCACAAAGACGGCAATCAAAAGAATCAAAAGAAGCTTGATATCCTTTGAGGTGCCTGATTCTGCCCCACCGACTGAGCACCCAGTTTCCCAGCTCCATGGGAGCTGGGGGCGGCGCCACGTGATGCGTCCGTTCGAGTACTCGAACTTGCGTGCTGGAAAGGTATGATACGGCGCGACGCTTGGCGCTGCGGTCTTTAAGTTCATGTTTCCAGCATTATCGGTACTATTCATGATTGGGATGACGTCATTCATCCGCATAGGGGTTTCGTCGATGCCCGTGGTGTACGAGCCGTCCATAAAAAGGTCCTTTCGGAAACCATCTGAGTTGATTCCGAAATCACCGGTCCAGGTTGTAGGGTTGAATTTATCAATCTGGAGACGGTCATCAATCATAAGTGTCGATGCCATATATTATTAAGTAGCTACATTTTCTTTGTAAACTTTTGTTTTGATTTTCTGCCTGTGGAGTTCCCACATTTGGTCAAGGTCCACGTTGAGCATATGAGCCAGCTGGAAGAGATAGCTGAAGACATCCCCCATTTCCATAGCAACGTCTGTTCCCCTGTCCTTTTTGAGTCCGGTCTTTTTGTAGATCCGTTGACTTTGTCGAATTGAAGATGCCAATTCTCCCATTTCTTCGTTAAGCAACATCCAGACGACACTGACGTGCGCCTTGTCCCACCCCTTCTGACGGCACATCGTAGCAGTTTCATCGCGAAACCTATTCATTGAGTATTTAACGCGTCGCCTCTCTATCTACTGTTGAGTTTCTGAAGCACCCCGCGAAACCTGAATATAATCAATGTAGCGACCGTCAAAAAGACAAGCTCCGCCCCTATTTTCCAGTTTTCCACCACATTAGGGTTTTCAGTGCGAGACTCTGCCCAGGGTTCTATGACTGCATTGCTGAACAGCCTGATGGCGCGTTCAATGACGAAAAATATGAGGAAACCTATGATGATGTCATCAAGTGCGCGCATCTCTACTAAGTTTAAACATTATTCTTCATCGCCTGCATCATACGATACACTGCATACACGCAAATTATGCAGTTAATGCACCCAAAAATTGCCTTGAACATATAGGTACATTTTGCCATCTCAGTACCTACTGGCTTATTTGCACAGGCTCCCATCTGTGAAACCCAAGATATGCACTGTACGAACATCTGTGCCACACACGAGGCGATGCAAATCATAAGAACATCAGAGAACGCCATTTAAAATATACCAAACTTATAATTTGTGGGAAGTTTGTTGCCGTATGTGCTCGTGCTGGTAGGTGCCGCCATGGGCACTGGGTTCGAGCTAATGTCCCGCAGGTAAACCGCCTGCTGGAGAACACCGGTTGAAATGGTCCGGATTGCACGCTTAACCACCTCGACATTCATGGCAGAGACTTGCTGACGCACGTTTGTGTTTGGGTCCCGAACGAGATCCGTATAGACCACGCGCATCAGGGCTTGGAGATCGGGGTCACTTTGTCTGGCAATTTCCACGCCAGTTTTCGCCTTGACACTCGAAATGATGTTCGAGTGGATTCCTGCCCTGTTAAAATCAGAAAAGTACGCATCGCCCAGGGGTGTAGGGTTCGAAAGACGAATTGGCTTACGTTCATAAGTCTCCATTGTCATAGGCACATAAAAAAAACAAACGTGAAAATTACAATGAAGGTCGTCAAGCGTTCTGGCGACAGTGTCGAGATGCTGTTTGACAAGGTGACTCAACGAATTTCAAAACTAAATAAGGCGCCAGAATTTGAACCTTTGAATGTCCAACCGGACAAGGTGGCTCAGAAGGTTTTCACGAGCATGTATGATGGCATCTCAACAAGTGAGATTGATAACTTGACAGCAGAGGTGGCGATCGGTATGATTACTGAAAACCCTGATTACGAGACACTTGCGTCGCGTATCGTAGTTTCTAACCTTCAAAAGACGTGTCCGAAAACATTTAGCGATGCGATGGTCGGGCTGCATGTCAAGGGAATCGTGTCCGATGGATTCATGAAATATATCAAACTTGAGATGGACACGTGGATTCAGCCGAAGCGTGATTACGATTTCGGATATTTTGGGGTCAAGACTCTCCAGCGGGGTTACCTGAACACGGGTGAGACCCCGCAGTATCTATTGATGCGAGTAGCTGTAGGAATTCACGGAGACGACTATCGACGTGTAAGGGAGACATATGACCTCATGTCCCAAAAGTATTTTACACATGCGACACCGACTCTGTTCAACGCGGGGACCCCCCGCCCCCAAATGTCCAGTTGTTTTCTGGTTGCTATGAAGGATGATTCTATCGACGGTATCTATGAGACGCTCAAGGAGTGTGCGCACATTTCCAAGTGGTCTGGTGGTATCGGAATCCACTGTTCTAACATCCGATCAAACGGTACTCCGATCAAGGGGACCAACGGTGTAGCCGACGGGATCGTGCCTATGCTTCGCGTGTTTAACAATACGGCTCGGTACGTGAATCAGGGTGGTGGTAAACGCAAGGGATCTTTTGCCATTTACCTCGAGCCGTGGCACGCTGACATCATGGAGTTTCTCGAGCTACGTCTGAACCAGGGTGATGAGGAGATGCGTTGCCGCGACCTTTTCACAGCGATGTGGATCCCAGATCTTTTCATGGAAAAGGTTCAAAAGGATGAGGATTGGCACCTCATGTGTCCCCATGAGTGTCCAGGACTTCCCGATGTGTACGGTGAAGAGTTTAACGAGCTCTATAGAATGTACGTGGCGCAGGGTCGTTTCAAGCGCAAGGTTAAGGCGCGCGAGGTGTGGGACGCAATCCTGAAGAGCCAGGTGGAGACCGGAACGCCGTACATGGGCTACAAGGACTCTGTGAACTCCAAGTCGAACCAGAAGAATATCGGTGTCATCAAGTCCAGCAATTTGTGCCACGAAATCATGGAGGTTTCCACGCCAGATGAGACGGCGGTGTGCAACTTGGCAAGCATCTGTTTGCCTTCATTTGTGAGGGAGTCTGCTTGGGGAAACAGTGAAGGTGAGAGCGGTGTTAGTGTCGACTTGGACTGTGTGAAACTCGCTGAAGTGACTCGGGTCGTGACGCGCAACCTGAACCGGGTCATCGACAAGAATTATTACCCGACAGAAGCGGCGCGCAAATCAAACTTGCGTCACCGCCCCATAGGTATCGGGGTCCAAGGTCTGGCGGATATCTATATGATGCTCGGCATTCCATTCGACTCTCCACAGGCTCGTGAGATTAACAAGGATATCTTCTCCACTATCTATTTTGCGGCGCTCGAGGAGTCGTGCCTACTCGCCAAGGAGGAGGGACCGTACGAGACGTTCCGCGACTCACCAGCCGACCAGGGAAAGCTGCAGTTTGACCTATGGGGTAAGACGGATCGAGGCTTTGACGAGTTGAAGCAGAAGATTCACACATTTGGACTTCGCAACTCCCTGCTCGTGGCGCCCATGCCCACTGCCTCGACGGCGCAGATCATGGGGAACAACGAGGCGTTCGAGCCGTACACCACCAACATCTACCTGCGTCGGACCCTAGCCGGTGAGTTTGTGATGGTGAATAAGCATCTCGTCAAAGATCTGCAGAAGATTAACAAGTGGAGTCCGGATATCAAGACAGAGATTGTGCGTCAAGGTGGCTCGGTCCAGACCCTGGACATCCCACAGAATCTGAAGGATATTTACCGTACTGTCTGGGAGATTCCACAGAAGAGTCTGATTGACATGTCGGCGGATCGTGGTGCGTACATCGATCAGTCGCAGTCACTAAACATCTTCATGGAGAATCCAACACTGGCGAAGCTTTCGAGCATGCACATGTACGGATGGAACAAGGGGCTCAAGACGGGTATGTACTACCTGCGGACTCGCTCCAAGGCAAAGGCACAACAGGTAACTGTCCCCGTCGCGCTTACGAAGGAGGCGTGTTCCCTCGCAAACCCAGAGAGTTGTGAGATGTGCTCGGGGTAGTTAAAAATTAAAAATTTGATTTTAATATGTTAGACTCGAAAATTTGGCGCAATTTGCCAACAGAAATAATTCGAAAAATAATTGAATGGTCCGAACCTTCGATCGATGTTCAATTATGTTTCAAAATTCCTCCAACAAAAATAAATGAGGCAAAGGCGTGGCGTCTTTGGTGGATGCTCAAGTCCCATGATGGTATAATTTATAATATAGAAACAAAAACCCTTCACAACTTTTGCGTCGCTGGGTTTCACCTTATTAGAAGACCGATAGAACTCAATTATCACACGGCAGGTCTATGGATTTTTAACGATAAAGAAGAGGAACACACGCTCGAGATGATATCTCCTTGTGGAACTTTTCAGTCATTCATAACAAGTGACCATTGGGCGACCGAAAAGCGTGTCCTTTTGAAAGGGTCGGGATTAGTTTCACTTGTGTCCAGTCATGTGCCATAATTTATTCGTCCAATTTTGCCAGTTGTTTTGGGAGGTGCCATGGCGTCCGCGCTCCATGCCCTGGGCGAACAGATTCCGGCGTATTTGGGAACTCGTCGAGTTGCGTACAAGTTCATTCACCACCTTATTTCTCGCACCATGGAGTTTTGCAAGATGTTTCTTGTGGACATTAATTGCAAATCTTCTAGCATTCACATAATTAGGATCGCGTTCAGCATTGAGAGCCCTGGCTTGTTTCTGTAACCGATTCATTTGAGAGTCGTGAACCTGTCGAGCCTTAGTTGTAGCCTTGTTAAGGTCTTGGACAAATTTGAGTAATTGAAGATTTTGATTGCGAGCATTACGGAGGCGCTGGGAGTTTGCTCTGACAGACTGGCGCAATTTGTTCCAGCGCTTCACGGCGGTGTTTGATCTCTCGTTGATTGGCGTCAGACCTGAGGGGCGGCGCGTCGCACTGGGGCGGTATTGTCTCGGTGACTGACCTTTTAATGTATGACCCATGAGTACTTAAAAATATCAGACATTTTATTTATAATGGTATTCTGGAACGAAATTGATCGCACGACTATCGACTGGACGCAGTTTGGAAAGGAGGAGGGGCGCTGGAAGTACAAGCTCGGCGATGGACCTATGCGTTTTCAGATACCACGCGGCAAGTGTACATGGGGCGTCTCTGCTTACAAGTCTTTTCAGATTGATATTTCTGATCCAAAATTCATAGAGTGGTGGAAGGAGCTCGAGTCACAGCTGTGTCCCCAAGAGCCTTTCAATTCTAATCTAAAATTAACAGATACTGGGGCGTCCCTACGCATCAAGGTGGATGATGCGACATATATTTTTGATGAAAATTCAAAGCAGGTCACGCCCGTAGTTGAAGAGGGGCTCTTCAAGGGGCGTGATCTGTCCTGTTTGATTGATATCGAGTCAAATTATTTTTTCAGAGGATCTTGGGGACTTACCGTACGCGCTTACCAGGTGAAATATTATGGGGGACCTGAGGAGCCAAAGAGGGAGGTTGCTGAGGAGCCACTCAAAAAGGGAATCTGCGCGTTTATTTAACGACGCACCACCCGCCGCCGACGGGGTGGGACGCGGTACCCACCTGACTTGGCTGGAACGTAACTAGCAGATGAGCCGTAATAATAATTTGATCTTACCGGAACAATACGCTTACCATTGTTCCTGTAAGCTATATTTGAGTTTCTTACGGGTCGTTTCTTATTATTCATATTGTAAATAAAGAGAAGCCCGCGATTATTCTCGAAAACCCAGCGCTTGTCGCGATTCAGTTTTTTAGTTTTAGTCGCCTTATTTCTACCGTTATTTGACAAAAGACGCAGCAGATTTTCTCTGCTGACCATTAATTTAAGGTGTGAAAATTATTTACTTGCCGTAGATTGCGCGCGCGCGAGTAAGCAGGGGTCCCTGGACCAGCGCAAAGCCCTTGATGCCCAGCTCCTTCTTTGCCTTCTGGACAGCCTTAATCCATGGGTTGGTCTTCTCATCCTTGGACTTCACCTTGGACACAAGCTCACCTGACTTGCGGTCCTTCTTGAGGTCCTTCTTCGTCAGACCGCCTGCAGTCTGGGTAGCGTTTCCGTGGTACACTTGAGCGCGCGTGCCGACAGTCATTTTACTAAGGGACGATATTTTATTTGAAAAGGGTCGCTCTATTACACCGCGAAAATCTTCTTCAGAGTTTGCACGTTAATCTTGGTCTTGGGGATGTTGGGGATGACCGACTCGAGCCGCGGGTCGTTGAGGATTTCAGCGCAAATCTTCGCCTTGCCGTCCTGCAAATTCATGATGCTCATTTCCACACTGGGAAGTGAGTCATCACCTGTGTACACTAGTCTCCGCACAATGACCGGCTTGAGCTGCCCCGTGCGATGCGCCCGCCCGATAGCCTGCAATTCCGTCGCCGGATTCCAGCTGGGGGTGGTGATGTAAACCCTTGTCGCCTCTTGAAGGTTAAGACCCACGCCACCCGCCTTAATCTGAATAAGCAGTACCGCATTCGCCGGTCCCGTCTTAAACTCGGCTATGCACTTGTCCCGGTTTTCGCCAGTTACCGAGCCGTCGATACGCAAAACTGGCACCTCGATATCAGACAGCCGCTTGTGAATCTCATTCATCTCACCGGTAAACTGGCAAAAAATCAGGCTCTTTTCCTTGGGATGGGTCTGGATAAGCTCCGTAAGAGTTTCCATCTTTTTGGAGCGCCCCTCCCATAGCACCGGATCCGACTCCTCCTTTTTAGCCATACCATCCAGGTAAAGCTGGGGGAAGCATAGCACTTGCCGCACACGCAAGAGTGCCTCCAGGAGTTCCATCTGGCGGTGGTTCACATTAGCCAGCTTGGAAATAGACCGGACCACGTCCTGCCCATAGCCAAACACCTCGGAATAAAGCTCACGCTCCTCAGGGTACATCTGAAGCTCCAAATTTTCAAAGTCGCACTTGGGCAGCTCCAGACGCTTATTGTGCTGAGCCAAATCCACCTTGGTACGCCGCAGCACATACTGCTTGCGAACATCCTCAGTATAGCCCTGGGTGTATTCGCGCGGAAGACCCAGCCAAGCCGCGAGCGTCACGAAATCACGCATCGAATTGAAGACTGGGGTACCCGTCAGAATCCAGCGAATCTTTGACTGAAGGGTTTTGCAGATGACATAGGTCTTGCTCTTGGGGTTGCGAATCTCGTGACCCTCGTCGAGAATTACGCGGTCCCAATCGACCGCCGTAAGAGGACACGACTTTTCGTCCACCTTGCGAGGCAAGACCGAATAGGGCGCTACGATGATATTCGGAAATGGGTCCTCCTCATCAGGCATTGTCCGCTTGGTGCCGCTATACGTGTAAACAGTCAGGCTCGGAGCGAAGCGCTTAATTTCCGAGACCCACTGCCCTACGATAGACTTGGGTACCACTATCAGTGTCTTAGGTTGCGGGTTGATGAGCATAGTCGCGATAATTTGGACCGTCTTTCCGAGACCCATTTCGTCACACAAGAACCCCCCAGGGTAATTCGGTGCCATTTCACGTGCCGTCATCCACTTGACGCCGTCGTGCTGGTAAGGCGAAATAAGGCGAGTTTTGAGCAATTTGGAAGACATGGTCGGTCGGTCGGTTGCGTTTGCTTTTGTAGTCCCTCAGTTGGCTCAAACGTTGACATGACACGAATTTTTTGTCTTGCTCTTGTATTAGTATGGCAACGAGGAGAAATAAACTCACGGGAATTTTAGCTGGAAAACCGTACACCTCTGGTCAGCAAATAGCAAATATGGTCGCTATTCAAAATGTGCAGGAAGCTCACGCAGCAAAAATTGCGGCACAAATGGAAGCGACAAAACTTGCTCAGGCAATCATGGGTCTCATCAAAAAGGGAATTAAACCAAGCGAGTCGGTCGCAGAGGCGGCGGTAACATCCCTTTCGCAGACTGATCAGAGTCAAAAAGTGCTTGATTTATTAGCTGAATTACTCAAGGGACCACCTGTCGATAAAAGAGCTTGCCCTATCGATTCTACCGGTGACGCGTATTTTGCGGGGCGTAAAGTGGGCTGTGTCTTCGGGACTCCCACCAATCCTATTTTTAAATTAAAATTGAATGGAACCAACCAGACATCATGGAAGGGGTGGAAGCTGGTGCCCCGTCCCACCTCCAATTCCCGCATGAGGTTCGACTTTGTGAAGGAGGAGTACGTATTTAAAAATAAAAAATCACTCGAAGAACTTGCTCCCCAATATTTGAACAAAAATCTTTCAGATTCTATTTTGGCAATTATCAGGGGACAGGTCCACCCCAAGACTGTGAATGATATTCTGACAAAGGCTCCACCAAGTAATGTGACTGATGCTATCGTCGCTGCGGTAAAAGCTGCTCTCGCCGGTCACGCTCCTAAAAAAATCAATTCAGTTGTTCAGGCTTCATCGTCAAGCAATTTAGTAAACAAATTGGTGGCTCTCATCACCACACCTGTGAACACCACCACCCCCTTGGCACGGGCAGAGGGACACACAGGGCTTGGTGGATTTTTAAGCAAAATATTCAAGGGGACTCCACGTTTCCCAACGTTTGGATCTTTTGTACTCAATCCACTCACGCTTCTCCCTCAGTTTATAGATGGTATCGCAATTCAA